TGAATTTTCAGGGATATTCCAAAATGGGAAGATAGCGTTATCACCACCTGTTGCACTAGATGATCCGCCGCCGCGGTTTTCTTGCTCTTGCAATTTTGCACGAATTTCTGCCAATGTTGCCATAGTTATTCTCCTATATTTTGCCTATGTTTTTGCCTAAGTTTGCCTTTGTGACAACTTATATTGTCACAGTATATAACGTGTTATTTAGCGTGTCAACTAAAAAGTTCATCAAATTCGTATTTGTTAAATTTGTTTTCGAATGTTGCTTCGTAGTCCACACTAGACTTCACGCTTTCACTTGCTTTTGCTGATAGTTTAGGCATTAATGTTTTGATAGCATTCACTGCTTGTTTAAGCATAGCACCATCTTTAACATTGTCAACCACATCATTGAATCTAGCAAGTAAAACTGATAGTTGATCCTGATCTTTGCCGCCGTCGATTGCGCCGCTAAGATACTCCATTACAGCACCGATTTGTGCTTGCATAGGAGCACCTGTAAGTCTTTTACTTACAAGTGGGTTTTCAGGATCATTTTTAATGTCAACGCCTTTACGTAGTCTAACAGTGTCCATTGATTCAATAGCACTAACAAGACTGTCAAGTGTTTCTTTAGCAAAGTCGTCAGCTTCTTTAAGAGCTTTCATTTCCTTTACTATTGCGTTAACATATGGTAATGCATCATTTAAACTTTCGTCAAATGTACGCACTGTAAACTGATTGCGAAGTTTTGTACGATCTGTTTCATTGATCTTTACTTCACGTGCTTCAAACTTTTCTTTGGTTTCGTTGTAGCACTTGCAACCTTTTAATTTGTTGATTGTTTCTCTGATACTAACAATACGTTGAGAGACTGCTTCTACGATTTCTGCTGTATCTTCATTTACTAAACCATTGCGCTTACTGTAGTTTGCAAACTCTTTGAGCTTTTTTAGTTCTACAGTTTGTTCTTGAATGTATAGTCCAAAATCATCATGTGGTGATCCGCCTTCTTTAACATGGCGTAGCATTGCACGACCTCCTGCTAAATTATTAGTTGGCATCTTGTAGCGTTCACCATCTTCATTTTCAATGTAGATAGCACTAATATTTCTGCTACGGCTTCCACGTGATTCTTCGTTCACTGCTTTTGTGTGTTTAATAATTAATCTAGCACTTTCTAGTTTTTGATAGCTGCTCTTGCTAGTACCGTATGCTGGACTAATACCTTCTGTTACATTCATGTCTCTCACCTTTTGCGCTTGGTAATCTTGATCTTTTGGTTTTATTTCTTTTGTAAAACTTTTAAGTGTATATTCAATGATACTACGATTGGCTAAATTTTTAAGCTGAAGTAAAGTATCTTTAAATTCGTTTAAATCAGCATTTTGATTGATACTTACACGAATTTCACGTTTGTTATCTGTTTCGTCTAAGTTAACCATACTACCTACTTTAGGTAAGTAAAATCTTCTAGCCTGCTCTGGATCAACAGTGTTTTCACCTTCGTCAGTATATAACTCAACGATAGCACCGCTACCTTTGAGAATTTTAAAAATATTATTTGCAACTGTATTACTGTCGATCATAATGTATTCCTTTAATGTATTTATGTTAGAAACACAAAAGGCATAGGCTCTATTAAGTCTTCGTCGCCAAAACTATCTTTAAGCTCGTCATATGCACCTTCATCATATTGTGCTACTTGTTGTGTAATTCTAACTACAAGAATTGCTGCCATTACTAAATCGTCTGTTTCACCGTCTTTGGCAGCAAAACTTTGACCTCTAGCAATAAACGTTTTAATCTCTCTGAGTAATGCACTACTAGCAATTTCCATTCTGTCTGTTTCAACCCATGTTTTGAGTTTGCTACATGCTGCCAGTTTGCTTTTGTTCGTAGTAGTAAATCCTTTTCTAAAGCCTCTATTAGCACTTCGAGGTTGACTTACTAGTGTACCAGGAATGTTATCTTCGCCTACTTCTGCTATTACTACAAGAGCTGCTTCTCCTAGCGTATTATTTTCTACACTCCAGTATATTTCTGAATCAGGGGCTTCTTCTTGAATTTCTAGAAGCATCCCTCTTAGTATTCTAATTTGATCTGTAATAGGTGTTTTATTATGCATCCACTCTGCCACTTGTCTCATGCCAGGAAGTTCATATATTTGTATTGCAGCATTGTCTCCGCCTGTACCTAAACTTGGATCAAGCCCTGCAATATATGTTTTGCCTTTTTGTATGTTTTTATACCATCGTACTTGTCCAGTTTTACGATACACTTCTTTGTGTTCCATAATGGCAAGTTTAAGACTACTAATCAATGTTTCGTCATAAGCAATAAATTCATTCAAATGTTCACGTCTAAAACGTTCTTCGCCAATTTTACCTTGTTCTTCGTCTGCCCAGTGTTGATCTCTGTCTGGGTGTGCTTTCCAATCTGCACTGTATGCTTTGAAACCGTTTTTTCCTGTTTCTTTTTCATTTCCAAATTCGTCTAATGTGTTACAAGCACCACGCCATATTTGTGCAAACTGATCATCGTCTTGGTTTGGTGTACTTGTAATAATACATTTACCACCAGTTGACAGTGTTGGAGATAATGATGTCCAAAACTCACGTGCAATTGTAGGTCTAACAAATGCAAATTCGTCCAAGTATGCTAGAGATATAGATAAACCACGTCCTGTGTTTTCTGTAGTTGCTTGTGCAATAATACGACTACCGTTATCAAATTCTAGTGATCCTTTGTTATATGCTGTTACACCTGCACGTACATGATCAGGTAACAGTTCATATGCAAAACGTATACGTTGCATAATCTCTTGAGCACCACTGTATTTGTGTGCCGCAATAAGAATAGTTTGGTCAGGTACATACATAGCATACCATAACAAATATGCGGCAGCGGCGGTTGACTTGCCCATTTGCCTACTAATAAGTGCAATACTATAACGATGATTATGATAAGCGTCTAACAATCCCCGTTGAAAGTCGAACAAATCAAACTTCATTCTGCCTTTGACTGGGTGTTGAATCCAAACAAAGTTTTCAATAAAATAAATAGGGTCTTGTGTACACTTTACAATTTCTTCAATCTGTTGTTGATTGAACTTTTCTTTCTTGTAAGGAGATTTAATTAAATTTGTATCAACTGCCATATTAATACTTATCAGAAAAAGAGACAGTGTATTTCACTGCCCCTTTGTAGTTAAATGCCTGCTAATTTTTTAATTCTTGTATCTGTTACTGACAGGTTTTGTCATTCTTATTGTTTGTGGAGATAGAGCTGGCTGACCATGAACATATGGTTCTCCACTTGGTTCAAATGACTGCCCATCTGAACTAATTTTACTAGTTTGTGCTACACCGCCTGTTAGTCTTGATGCTGTGTTTGCATCTAATCCTTGTAAAAATGCATTAATTTTAATTTGATTATTAGTAGCTAATACATCAGCATATTGTTGATCTACACTTGCTTCACTAATGCCTGCTAATGATTTAATTCTCACTAGCACTGGATTTTCTTCTTTACAGTCACATGTTTTGCTACCGCAGCCGCAACCACATCCTTCTTTAACACTTTCTTCAGTGTTGCTGAATGTACTCATATTTGCTTCATCAACTGCATTTGCTGCTTTACCTAGTGCATCAACTACGTCTACTAGCCAAGCAGTATCACCACCCATTTCGTCTACTGCTTTCCACATTAGACCACCGCTACGAAAAACTTGAATGTAACGATCTAATTCAGCTGATACATTTTCAAATGTATTTTTAACTTTCATCTCTTGGCTTGTAGGCATTTAGCGTAGTGTCCTTGTATCTATGCGCGGTCTCGGATTTCCTTTAAAAGGATTTGATGGTCGACTAGGAATTGGCATTGGAATGCTTGGGCCTGGATTTTTGTAATTAAACCTCAATCTGTCTTGATCGCCTTTTATATCAAATTCTTCGCCTGGATTTAAAGTGTAGTCCGGGTTTGGGAAAAAGCCGCCGCCCCAATCATCACCACTGTACGGTAGATATTTTGGTACACCATCAGCGTTTTTAATATCAAGCACACTAGGAGTTCTAGGACGTTCTGATCTGTCAGCTGGATCAATTCTGCCCATTTCTTCAAGACCTGCTAGTTTACGTAGCATATTAACATCGTCGTCTAGTTTGTGTGCAGTGTCTTTGTCCATTTTGGTTTTGTATGTTTTACCATCAAATTCAAATTCATCTTTACCAGCACGAGCTGCGGCTGCGGCTGCTTGGTTGAATGCATTTTCATCAACTGCTGGCTCATCCACTTCCACTGATTCTGAAGTTTCTACTTCGCCTTCTAGGTGTGCTCTGCCATCTTCTTGCATGCCCTGTTCACTAAACTCAACTTCCGTGCCAATCATTTCACTGATTTCTTTTTCAAAACCACTGTCTGTGTAGATTGTCCAAGGACCATCGTGCTCTACAGTGACGCTGATCATGCCGTCGCCATCTTCAACTACTTCATAGTCAGTGACTGTAACTGTTTCTGGATTAGTGCCTTCTTTGTCCCAAATACTGTCGCCTGCAAGTTTAATTTGCTGTGGCATACTAGCATAACCTGGTCCGCCGGCACTTGCTTTTGCTGGATTGTAATCTGGTGCATCTTCGTTTCTAATCAGTTTTTCCCAACTTTTTCTATTAGGAATTTTAAGTAACTTTGACCATTCTTCGTCACTGGGAACCATTGATTCTTCAACAGCTGATTTTTTAAATGCTGCATATGCCTCAGTGATGTCTTCTACTGTATGGTCTGGGTAAAGATTTTCACTTTCATCTACAGTAACGTGATCACCTCTTGATTTTAAGTAACGGCGTAAACTTAGGTCAGCAGGACTACCTAGTGTGCCTTTGTAATCTTGGGGCTCTCCTTGATATCCATCTGGAGTATTTGCCCATTCATCAACTTCTTGTTCTTCAACACTGCCTTGCAATTGATTTAGCTGCTCAGGAGTAACCAATGCAATTAGTGTTCTCATGCCGTCATTTGGCTGTTCTTGCACCGGTGTGTCTGACTTTGCAACTCCTGCCAGTTTAATTAAGTCATTTAGATCCATAATCTTTACACCTTGTATTCTTTTTGTAATTCGCTCTTTGGAGCATTTTTTAGCATCTTTTCATTATATGCATCACCAAAATGATCTTCTACTTTGATTTTTTCAGCTTCACTATAATCTGCGTCTGCTAGTACGCTAGTTGGCTCACTGTCATCATCCTCTGATTCTTCAATGTCCCATAATTCTTTTGCTTCATTCATGTTGTTTACAATCATTGAACCTAAGTTGCAACCACAGATGCTTGCAATTTCTTCGTGCAGACTGTTAGGGGTTGCTGGTAATTTAGTTGTAAAATCATAAATGTAAACTTCTTGTGCACCTACATCTGCAAAACCACGTGGTTTGTGCATAACTGTTTTCTTAGGAGCACCCATGCTTTCCATGGCATATTTTTTCATATGTGTCTCGATACGATCCATATGTTCATCTGAAATCTCATTCAGACTGCGAAGTCTGAACGCATATGTTTTTTCAGATTCAGCTAGATATTGTTTCAAACTTTTCATCGCGATTTCCTTAACTGTAGTTATTTATCCGTTTGGCCCATTTTAGCAATCACTGCATTTATTAATGCATTGCGATCTTCGAACTCTTCTGCTTCGCCTTGTATACCAACATCTCCACGAGATTTAGATTCTTGTGCATCAAATTTGGCTTTTTGTAGTTGTAGTTGTACCATTTTGAGCTTTTTATCCATCTTAGCAGTTTTAGCAGTAATAGCATTAGTCATCATTTTGCTTGCTGTATCAAATATAGCTGCGGCATGACGGTCTTCTACGTTTTGCCCTAAATCCATTAAGTCCTGAAATGCATGCATTGCTTTTTGTGCATAATCATCCATATCTTTGTCAAGTGCATCTAAGTCTTTAACCATTGGCAGAGCAGCATCAATTTTATCTGCTACCTCCAACTGTTGTTGTAACTGTGCTAGATCTAACCCTGTTTCTTCTTGCTGTATAGGTTCATCGTTGTATTCTTTTTCCATTGGAGGTAAATCAAATACATCTTCGATTTTTTTGTTCATGTTTATTTCCTCTTTCTGGGTTGGTTGAACAATTCGTTTTCTGTTAGCACCCTAAATCCAACTCCTTGTCTATCGCAAAATACTTTAGCGGCTTGCCATTTAGCTTCGTTTACAATAGCTGCGGCTTTTTGTGCAGTACTTTTTGCATGCGACAATGTTTGTCCAGCAGGTTTAATCTCAATCATTTCTGCTTTTCTGTTCTTAAACTTATCTTCATATACTATAAAAAAGTCTGGAACATAATGTGTGTTTTTTCCTGTTGCTGGGTTTCTGTAAGGTATTCTATGTGCTTCGCTTGCCCATGCAAGTATATTAGGATGTGTATCTAACATACGCATAAATTTTAATTCCCATCCACTACGATAACGTGGACGGTGTTTACCCACATATTTTTGTGGGTTTTTTACTTCATATATACCTTGTTGAAATTTATGTGCCATTCTAACAGTATTTATCGATACTATTAAGAGGCCGGAACCACGTATGTCCTGCCATCGATATTACGCAACACTTCTCCAGTTTGTAGTGTGCCAGTAAATGGTCTAAGTCCTTGTGCTTCAGGAGTTTGTGTAGAAGTTGCGGCTGTACCTGTTGACACAGTGCCACTATTACCAGTTCTATTTGCTACAGTCCCAGCTTCACTACCGCCTGTTGCTGCTTGAGCTGCGGCATTTGCTGTGCTAGATGCTGCTAACGGTTTAATGTTAACATGCTCTGGTTGAAATTGAACATTATAAGTGACAGGATTGCTATCGCTATAATCTAATCTGTCATGATTAACACTTGTCATCATACAATTGTGTAAATGTATAGATCTGCCACCTTGTGCAGTATCTTGTTGTTTAATAATAATTTCTTGAAAGAAAAATCTTTGACTATGAGGAACAGATTGTGCGCCAAAGTCTTGTCCCGCACCTGTGCTAAATTGCGGAGTTATAACATTATAACCAGCTAGTCCTTCAAGCTCGTGTCCATTGAAGTAGTGTCTAGCATATGCCATGTGTAAAAAATTAAATTGATTATCTTTAGTATCATAAAAAATAATACTAACAGGACTAGTATCCATTCTAGTAGGAACATATCTAGGTCTGTTATATTGATTTACTCTAACAACATTATAGTCGTAGTCTGGAAGGCCTACACTTGAAACTCTATCAAATGTAAAGGCTCTTCCAAAACTTTCGTCCATTAGCGGGATTGATTCGTTTAATATAAAATCAACGCTGTAATTATATTTCAGTCTTGGTGCACCTAAGAGTACATTACTTCCGTGCTGAATATTAAATTTATCAGCGGCAGCATTATAAGGGCCGGTATTGCTAATCAATCCCATTAGTTATGTCCTATTAGGTACCAGCGCCTGTTGCGTTACTACGAGTTTGATCAGGTGTTGCGCCTGTTAGCGTAGCGTTACCAGCTGCATCATAAATTTCAGCATTATCGTAGCGTACACTTAATGTAACTTGTACTTGTTCACTACTATTATATGCCATATCACCATATTGAACGTTTGCAAGATAGCAACCTGCTAGTTCAAATGTATCTAGTACACCTGGTGATGGGTTTGCACCATCTAAACTTTCAACAACCATTTGGAATTTATAACCACTACCTGCTCTTGGGCTTGATTGGTTAGCATGATCCACTTGGAAATTTAATTGATTGTTGATTTCTTTTAATACCGCACTGTCAACATCGTCTCTTAGGACCACTGTTACTGGATCCCACGTATGTTTACCTGCTAGGTAAATTCTTGAATTATATGCGTCTACAACTACCTCATCGTGTGTAATACTTGGTCTAGTTACACTAATAACACTACGAGTTGGAGTACCACTGAATGCTTCACCAATGAAAGTTACTCTAAAGCGATACTGTAGTTTGGGCATAATTGTTGTTGTGTTTCCTTGATTATCGGGAACGCCTAAAGTTGTAATTACTGCCATCGAAATCTCCTCTTAATACCGGCTAGTAGTATTTATTATTTCTAGTCAAAAAATTAGGCGCCGTATGACGCCTAATTAAGTATTATGTTAATTTTTTATTAATTTGTCTCTGAAAGAGCACCTGTATTAACCAATCTGATTGGAATGTAAATGAATTCTGCTGCTTTTGCTGGTTCGATAGCAACATCAACATAAAATTCATTACGATCAATTCTTGCTGGTGTGTTGTTTGATTCATCACATACAACTGCAAAGTCGTTTAGACCTCTGCGGCTTAAGATATCTGCTAAGAATCTTTCAAATGCAATTTTAGCTCTTGCTCTTGTTTGTGCATCGTTGATTTCAAATAAGAACGGACGAGCTAGTTCATCAAAACGATCTCTTAGATATGCAACAAGTCTTGCAACGTTAACACGATCTAACGCACTTGTAGTAGTGTGTAGTGTTTTCTGACCAAATACAATTGTACCTTGTCCAACAAATGTTGTAATCGGGTTTAATTTAGCTGTATACATTGCATCACGCTGTCCTTGACTTAGTGCTACTGCTTTAAACTCGCCTTCAGTTGTAACATAACCAACGCTAGTTGCGTTTTGCACAACACCACGTGTTAGACCAGCTGGTGGGAACCATTGGAAGCTAATGTTGTCGTTATATGCATATGTGTATAGTGCCATATGTGAAGGAGGAACAACAACTGTGTTACCATTTAATGGTTCAGTTGTTTGACCTGCTGGATAGTAAACTGCGCTGTATGTATTGTTTGTTACCAATCCATCTTCGCCATTTTCACTTGCAACATTTCCGTTTTGAACCCAGTTAATAACATCAGTTGGGTTTTTACGAAGTGGACTATCAACAATAATAAATGCTGTTTCGCCTCTGTCTGCGTTAAGGTTAACCATTTCGTCAACTAGTTCTGGATAGTTAGGTGCTGCAATTAAGCTAAAGCGGAATTGTGGATCACGTAAATCTGTACCTGCCGCAACCGCTTGCATTGCTGTTGCAATAACACCACGCTGTGCATAGCGACCAAACCGTCCGCTGCCATCTGCGTGATTAGCTGCACCATTTCTCCATGCACCTGCTACACTGTTGTATTCTCTTACAGTATTTTTACTTTGTGCCATGTTAACTGCAATCATACCGTTTGGATATAACGCTGGGTTAGGACCACCTGTAATAACTGTTGCACTACCACCATTACTTGTGTCAGCTGCTGTATCAGTGATGTCATCAAAAAGAACACCAGTTGTAGTAGTTTGGTCTGTGTTGTCATGTGCAATCCATGCTGCACCATTCCATACATTAATTGCAGGATAAGCACGTTCGTTTGCCATGTTTTCACCTGCGTATGTTGTGTCAATCCAAACATCGCCTAATACTGCACCTGTTGGAGCAGTTGTACTATATGTAGGAGTTACAGGTGTAAATCCGCCTGGCTGTACTGAATATACATCCAATGCGCCAATAGTATTATCATACCAGTATGTACCGTTCGCAGGAGTTCCTGTAGGAATGTCTGCCATTGCTAGTGCTGTTGTATAAGAACCTGCTGTAAGGTCTGTGCCAACTGCACCACCTGCTGTTATAGGTCTAATAATAATAACTGCGGCTGTTGCTGCTTCTTGATCAAGTAAAATATTCCCAACAGAGACACCGCCTGCTGTTAGTGCTGTTGTACTTGAGCCATCTTGTGCTACAAAGTCACCAATACCAGCAGCACCTGCTGTTTGTGTAGTGCTAACACCTTCTACTGTTAGTGGTGTAAACATGTTAAATGTTGAGTCGTAACTGTATAGGGCTAAGTTAAGACCATTACCTGGGCGTGTTGTTTTAACCCAAATATCACCATTGCTAGGTCCTGCTGGTGCATTGTAGTGTGCATCCCATGTTACTGCTTCGCCTGTACTGATACCTGTTGATTGATCAACTACTTCCCATGCGCCGCTAACACCGTAAAAATATTCTACTGACATTTGACGTACTGCGGTTACACTTGTTTCGTTGTCAACGTGTACAACTGCAAGGAATGATCCGTTTACTACTGTAGTTGTTGGTGTGTGTACACCACCTGCAATGTCTGAACCATCGTCTGCGTTAACTTCAACAAGAGGTGTTTGTTCAACCCACTTGTTTGTTGCTGCACTCCATTGATGAATACCAAACTTTGATTCATCATAGTCCAGCCAAATAGTATTAGCTGTTGACCACTTTGCTGTTGGTGCAGTTGTTGTTGCGTTTAATTCATTTAGATCTAAATCTGCACGTACAATGTATGCTTGATTGCCTTGACCTAAGTAACTGTATGCAGCCATAATACCATATTCACTGGTTTCGCTGCCTTGTACTACTGCTGATCCATCCATTGTAAATGTTGGATTACCAAAATACTGTGTAAGCTCACGCTGGCTAGTAACTTTAATTACTTCACCTGCATACTGACTTTTTGTATACTTGGCAATACCGTCTGCTTCACTGCCTGTCGGATCTGTTTTGTCTTGATGTGTTGCTACCAATAGTAGTGGTACTGTGCCGGCACCTGGTGCACCGTATGCACTTTCATCTACTACTTGGACCTCAACACCTGGAGATACTAATGCCATATTCTTGCTCCTCTGATAAAAGTATTTGCTAAAACTATTTACCAGAGTTGCTATATATCAGGGGGGATATAGAGGTTAACCACGTAGTTAATTAACTAGCACTGTAGCTATCAATGTGACTAATAAGAGCATGTACATTAAATTCTAAATCTTCTAATGTACCGTTATTATCAATAGTAAAATCTGACATCCATTGTTCAAGACTCATACTGTGTTTGCTTTCAGGTGGCAAGTGATCACTACGGTCTACCCAAATGCAGTAATCAAATACACCAGTATTCTTCATTGCATGGAATTCTTTTTTATTTCGTAACCCACAATAGATATCATGTGCTGAAAAAATCTCTCGTCCTAATCTAGCAGGATCTGGAACATTGTAATCACAAATAGCATCATACCATTCTTTACGATGATTGTGCCTGTCTGCATAACATTCTACTTCACTTGAATATCCGTATTTGTCTTTTAAGTCGTTATAAATGAACAACTTACTGCAAAACTGACTACTAGATTCAAAACTATAACCATACTTGTCTCTGAGAATTTCACAGACAGTATCTTTGCCATGGCGTCCATGACCAATCACTAACAACTTTAATTTCATATTTAGATAATAATAGGATCAGGCATATTTGTCAACCTATAATTATACCAAGACCTGCTTGGCCTTCTGCATAATATTTTAGGTCATCTTCAAGTTTATCAATAGTTGCTTGCGCATCCATACGTAATGCGTCTGCGTTTAAACTAGTTCCACCTTGTGGCCCTGCAATAGTATTAAACTTACCACGTGCTTCAGCAAGCATTAACTTAGCATGTGCTAGTGCATAATCTTTTACCCACGGACTACTGTAAGGATCTGTTAATAGTTCTTCGTCTGTTCTATATTTGTAAACATGCAAATAAACAGTGTCAGCGGCTTTAACTTTTCTGTGTAACAATAATTTTTTAGTTACAGTATTCCAAGTAAATGTATAATTTTCTCCAAACAGTCTACCCAATGTTTCTCTGTTCTGTGCTAAGAAATCATAAGTTGCCATGCCGCCTGCACGACCACTGTATAATAGATAATTATTCAGATATGCAGTTTC